GGCTGCGCAATAGGTTCAGCGTTAGGTGTCTTAGTAAGTGCTTCTATAAGTTCAGCTACTTGACTAAAACCATTCTTAACTTTTGCCTCTAATTGTGCTACTTGTGTTTTAAGATTTTCATTTTCAGCTACTAAACTTGCGATTTCGTCAGCCATTTTCTCATCCATTTTCTTACCCATTTCAGCAGGTGTTTCGTCAGCTTCTTTTGCTTCTGCTTCTGGTGTTTCAATAGATAAAATTTTAGCGGCTTCGTCTAAAACAATTTTAGTGCCGTCTGCTAATTGGTGTTCGCCAACAGGAGCAGGTGTTCCGTCTGCTAATGTAACTTCTCCACCGATAGCTAATTCGCTAATCATAATCTTTGTACCATCCATAAGACTATACTCAGAAAATGTAACAGGTACCTCTTCGATAGGTGCTTCAATAGGAGCCGGAGCCTCTACTTGTGGCATATCCTCGAACAAAGCCCTAATTTGCATAATTGCATCTTTTGCGTTCATCATTCTTTTTGATTAAATATTAATAAAAGATTTTGTTTATCATTTAACTCTTTGCAATATTTCCTTTATTGCATTCATAAGTTCTTGTTCTTTGCTTGGCTTAGTCTTGTAGGTAAACAATCCCTCTACGCTAAACCCCTTAAATTTGCCCTCTTTAACATCGTTCCACACCCCTTCGTTATCTACTTTGAACGAGCCAAACCACGAGCCGTCAGGTGCATCTTCAAAACCCTTCATCGGTTGTATGCCTCTGCTCTCGTCTGTAATAAAGCTCTCAAACATAGTAACACCCTCTACCTGTGCGTCAGGAGAATGCATCAAATTAACGTTTGATTGGTAGCCTCTTTTGAAAAACTTTTGAGCAATCTTAAAAATGGTATCTTTACTAAACACCACATAATAATCGCCATAAGTAGCATCACTCCTAAAAATAGGCACATCAGCCAACATAAGAGGACCAGAGATAATTCGCTTATCCTCGCTAACCACTTCAAAGCGTTGTTGGTTCTTAAAAGCATTCCAATTCTTTTGTATAGCCGGTCTGTCTACGAGTGCAACGTAATCTACTTCTGCATCGTCATTCATATCCTCGCTAATGTCTAATAAATAAACAGGTAAGTCCATAATCTTAAATATTAAGTCTTTTAATTTGTTATCATTTAACCAAACCTTGCCCTTTGTCTTATAGCTGCGATACGTTGTTGGTTACTCGTTACATCGTTCTCTACAACGTAAGCTCTAACGGCTTGATTGCCTATTGCGTTGATTGTCTGGTTATCTAAGGTAGTTGTTTGTGCTTGTGGTTGTGGGGGTGCTATTGGTGCTCCGGCTGATAGGCTTGGTGCAGAAGCTCCACCTCCTACTGTTCCTGTACCCTTTGCCGAAGGAATATTTGTGCTAACAATCTTTTTAACGTTTATTAAACCGGCTGCAATTACCGCACTAGCACCTACAAAACCAAGAACACCACCCTGACCTAATGCCTTTGTAGCACCTTGATAAGTATTAATGATTGCTTGTGCAACTGCGATAGCTTTTCCGGCTACACTATTTTGATCTACTATTGCACTAAGTAAAAATAATGCGCTTTGTGTGTCCGCAACCTTTGCATCTAATCTTTTCTTATCCTCAGATGCTAACCATTTATTTACAGAGTTTATATTTTTAGCTGCGTCTTCATTCGCTTTTTGTTGCGTTTGAATAGCTTGTAAAGTAAAGTTTTTTGTTTTACCTAGTAATGCAATTTGATTATCAAAGATTTTATTGTTCTCTTGTTCCTGCCTTAACCTTTCTTCTTGGTCTAGTTTCCCAATCTCTTTTTGTGTTAAAATTTTAGCATTTACTGCATCTTTCCTTCTCTTGTCATACTCAGCTAAATATTCTTCTGTTAGCCTTTTTTCGTCTTCAAGTTGCTTTTCAATTCTTGCTGACTCTGCTTCTGCTAGTGCATCGGCTGTTTCTTTTGCTTTTGCTTTTCTTGCTGCTGCTTGTTTAGCTTCAAATTCTAATTGTGCAACTGTTCCTTCTATGTTAATTTTTTTAATTTCTGCTTCTGTACTTATAGCTCCTTCTACATCAGCATCTTTTGTTTCCTTCAAAAATCTTATTTGTGACTCAGCTCTGTCTTTTCTAAATCTTTGCTCAATATCAAATATTTCTTTTTCAGTTGCACCCTTTGCCTTAGCTCTTGCAATTTCAAGTTTCTCTTGATTAGCTAAAAATTCTTGCTCTGCCTTTAATCCAATTTTTGCTCCTTTAACAATAGTATCGTTAAGTTGCTTTTGTTTTTCTGCTGCCTTTTCTGCTGCACTACTATAATTCTGGAATGCAGCAACTATTTCTCCAATGGCTACAACAAGTAAACCTAAACCTGTTGCAGCAATAGCACCTTTAAGAACCTTAAAAGAAACAGATGTAGCCTCTACACTTACACCAAATAGCCTCATAGCAAACGCAGTAGCTTTGTTAGCCATCTCATTTGCCTTTAAGAATATTGTGCTATTTGCAATAACGCTACCTAATTGCTTAAAGCTATCAATACTTTCTCCTACTGCTTGTAAGCCTTGCGATAAAGCCATTGCTGATTGTACCTGCAATAAAGCTTTTTCTACTTCTTTTGACTCAACACCGAATAAAGCAATAGCTCCTTGTGCTGCTGCAAAGCCACCGGCTACACCACTAAGAGAAGCAGTTAAGGCTTTGAACTTAGCATCTGGGTTAAAAGCATCTACTAAACTTTTAGCATCTCCAATTTGGTCTTTAAGTTCTGCTGCTCTTTTGGCTGCTGCTATTGCTTCCTTAGATGTAGCACCAAACTTCTCGGATAATGCTATTACATCTTGTGTAGCTTCTCTTAATTGTGCTTTTAATGAACCTAATGCTTGGTTAGCATTGCCTTCTACATTAATATTTATACCTATGTTCTCTGTTGCCATTAGTATGATGTTTCTATTACTTTAAGAAATGATAGTTTAGTAGTGTTATATTCCATAGGGTTAAAGTTCTCAACTTTATTGAGCCTAAATAATACTCCGTCTATAAATACATATTTACTAAAATCTAAGTTGAAAATGTCTATAATATCCAATAAACCAAAGCACGTTAATAGCTTACTATCCTTGCTTGTTATCTCTGCAATATAAGGACTATGATAAGCGTTAAATATGTTTGTACTTGGATATGTGTTAGGACTAAATTGTATCTCTTTTGGTGCGCCAAAGTTAATATCATTAGTAGGGTTAATAGGGTCATCTAAATGTCCGGCATAACCATAGCTTGTGTAAGATGCTAAATTACTTGATCCGTTCATAATGTTCCAAGTACCTACACCTGTTATCTTCTTTGTTTGCATTATACGAATGATGCTATCCATTCTGTCCTCAGCGTTATTAGTGTTCGACTTCTTATAGATCGCCGGGAACACTTTGTCCTGTCCTGTTGCTTGGTATAATGTAGATGCCGCAAATATAACTTCTAAAACATCAGTTTCTTTTACAAAGTCAAACTCAGTATCGTAAATAAAATCTCCATAGCCTTCTGTGTACTTCTTGCGATAGTTCTCGCCATAGAAATCATTATCAGACTTGAACTTGTAGTTATAGTACCTGGCGTTAATTTCACTCATTGGCTTTATACTAAAAGGCTTTGCTCTATCTATTTTGTTAGTCCAATCTTCTGCATTAGCCGATACCTCAGGATAAAAATCCACATACGGACTAATAACCAGCTCCTTGTCGTTAAACTTATTCTCATAAACGTAAAGGTTAAACATCTTAACAATGCTCAAAAAGAAATCTCTTTGAAATATACCTTTTGGAATAGTGTCATTAACTTTAATCGTTTCTCCTAAGTTTACCTGCACTTGTGTAGGTGTGCTTGTTGTTACACCAATATCTCCACCGGTAATAGCAAGGATAATTCCGTTGCCTGATATTTGCACCTGCATTGTGTCAGTATTAGCAAAAGTAACTCCGCTAACTGTAAATTGACAGTTCATAAAGCTGCTAACACTTGCATCAAAATCTTGTCTGCCTATCTCTATATTATTCTTATAGAGTATTACAGAATAGTTTGGTAGCGGTGGATTGTAATAAGTAACGTTACCTATTAATAAAATATTTATATCAGTTGTAATTGTTACACCAGGACCATAAGTAAATAACTGACCTAAGCCGTCAAGTGTGAAGTTACCTGCCGTTACCATTGTATACTCTACAATGTTACTCAAATTGGTGTTTATAGTTATTAGCTTCGCTGCTGCGTTAAGGCTTGTATTATTTAACGTTGTTATGTTTGTTTGATTATGCGGTATTATTAAGCGGTTAAATAAAGCCGTATTAAAGAACGAGCAATCGAATGTGTAATCTGTTCCGGCAAATATCTTTTGTATATACTCCTTAACATATAAAGCCGGTCTAAACGTTGTATATTGAAAGTCCTTTTTAGCTACCCCGTATGCTCCTGTGCTTACGTTTCCGTAATCAATTAAAGGATAGTAATAGCCAGAGCCTCCGGCATTGTTCCAACTATTGCTAATATTAGCCACGCTATAAGTATGGTTGTAAGCACTAAAATCTAAATCTTCTAAACGTGAATTTCCTAGCTGATTAATAAAGCCACCAAGTTCTCCAAACACGCTACATTGATACTCGATTGTTTCTTTGTCTATAACTATCTCTAATATTCTTAAAGTGCCTTTGAATATTTGCACTTTATCAATAAAGATTTTGCAGTTAGCTTGTTTAGTTACGTTAAAATTATAGCCAACGTTTGGCAGCGTGTTGTCTGTGAAGTTAGCATTGTTTAGCTCAAAGATGTAACCAAAAATAAGGTTATTGTTTGCTGTTCCTGGTATGCTAATTGTTTTGCTATAAGAAGTATTGCGGCTACCAAACTCACTTACATCGTCAATGGCATAAGTGAACTCAGTAGATATGTCTTGCAATAAATCTATCTTCTGCTCTTCTATGTATATCTCTGTGCTAATCATTATCTGAATTGGCTTGTTAAGTATTTGCCTACTTCTACCTCTATATCGAAGTTAAATAGTTTGTCTGCACTTTCTAACTTGTATTCGTAATTTGTTACAGTTATGGTAACAGGGAAGTATGCACCAAGAACCTCCATATATACAATAGGACTTGATACAAGCTGAGCCAACCACGCATAGTCTTGTTCGCTAACCCAATCAGAAGTAAGCCTATATCTATCTTTATGCTGAATAGCATAGTTGAAAGTCGTTTCGTTATATCTGTTATATCCATCTATGTTTGTCATTTGTCCACCTACAAGCTGCCAATCGCTTCGCCTATATGATGCTCTTTGATATTCGCTTGACCTTTTATTTACAAGAGCAAACTTCTTTGTGTCCCAACCGCCTAATCTATTTAGGAACTCTAAGTTAAATTGCTGGTATTTAGGATAACACTTATGTCTTATTTTGATAACCCTAGTCTGTGCTGCACCTCTTTTCAAATAGAAGTTATAGCCGTATGTATCTTCATTAATAATCGTGCCAGAAGCAAAGTCATTAATATGTGCTGCTTGTAGGTTAAACATATTGAACTGACCGGCAAGAGTTATATTGCCCGATACTGTGTTAGTAACTACATCTCCTGGTCCTAGTACTTCTACCCATGCAGAATAACCGCCCGTTGATATGCGAAGAAACGTTATGTAAAAATTATCTCCGTATTCTAAGGTTATCTCGTCTGTATCTCTCTCGGTCAAAAAGTCATCAGTAAAGTTTTCTAATAGTAAATTATCGTAATAGTCCGATAGCACCAAAGGGGTCTGGTTCTTTGTCAAGAACACATCGGCAAACAATGGCGGTACAAAGTTATAGGCTGAGTAGCTGCCGGATGCTAAGTTAGTAGTTGTTACACCGCTTACCTCTTCGCCTATTCTTACTTGATAATCTACTTTGATTTTATCGTTTGACGCTACAAGTATTGAGTTGCCAGAAGGCTCAAAGTAATTAGTTACAAAACTTCTAACCATTGGAGAAGCGTTAAACACCCCGTAGCTGCCTTCTGCACTTGGAGCAGGAAATACTTTTGATCTAATTACCTGACTGCCGTTTATATAGACATCATAAACAAACTTAAAGTTTGTAGTTCCGCTATTAGTAGAACTTGAAACAAACCACAGGCTCTCGTGCATAGACGAGTATGGTGCAGGACTACTTGTTATTGTTATTGCCATTGACTGCTTGTTTGATTTGAATTTGCACATCGCCACCTAATGCGACTGCTAAATTTTGGATAAATTCTTTATTAAATATTTGAGATACTGCTCTGTCAAAGTAGTGTGTAGATTTTAGACCTTTTCTGTGTATGCTTCTGGCTATCAAAAAAGCTAAGGACTTCTTGCTTTCTATTGCCTTTCTCTCAGTTCCTAGTCTTGTATATCTTGATACCGATACTGATTTGAGCTTGTTGTAACTAAGCCATTTCTCTATTGAGCTAACCGGAACGGCTTTCTTACTGCTCTTAAAAGCGTAGGGTGTTTTGCTATCTGCCTTTACGTTCTTAGTACCCTTAACCCCTTTATTGACAAAGTCATAATATTTAGCTGCTTCGCTTCCTGGCTCATAACCTAAGCTTAAAACATAACCTGTTCAGAACTTAGTAATGATAGGCAAAGCCGGGTCTGCTAACTTACCAGAGCTTGTAATATTGTCTTTATCTAATATCTTAACTAAGGCATCATTAAAAGCCTTACCATATAAAG